CGCTTCCCGAAAGAGATAATATACAAATCGCGTTACTCAATTACTTTGAGGAAATAATTCCCTTACCTTATCGGACTATCTTTAATATACAATAAAAATTGCTTTTTGTCTATACCTCCGTATTGAAAAAAGCCTCGTAATTGAGGCCGTTTATCATTAAATGGTAATAACTCGCTCGTTCTTAAACTTAAACATTATTGTATTGTCTTTATTGACTACCGCTTCATTCAGCATTGTATTCCACAAAACTGGATCGAAGGCTTGGATGAATTCCTGCTTATTCTTTATCTCCTTAACGAAAGATTTCATTGCTTCTGCTTTTTGACTTTTCATTTCTCGTTCAATCAGTGCTTCATCGAGTTGATCCTTGAGGGTTTGAAATTTCTCTAGGTGTGAATTGTATCGTTTCATATATTCATCCTGGTTTTGAGTCTTTGATGTATTGTCTTTAATCATTCCTTCAATTAAAAGCTTGATGTCGGATATTTCATTATTTAAGTTTTCAATCTTACTGTCAACATCTGAGGTATCTGAAAGCACTGTGATTAGTTCATTGGTATCTTCCATAAGCTCTTTCTTGTTTACCATCACTTTGTTATAAGCTTGAACGAATCTTTCATTGATCGTTTCTTTTGATAAGCTTGGGGTATCACACTTATTAATGAACTTCTTGTTGCACTGCATGACAACTTTTCGATGTGGCGAGTTCGAATGCCAAACCTTAGCACCATAGAAGTGTCCACAGCATCCACAGATTAGTCTGGATGAATATGGATTGATGGATGAATAGGAGTATTTGAATCTTTCTCTAGAGCTCAGTTCTTCTCGTACAAGATTCCACTCCTCTTTTTCGATAATATATGGATGGCTATTCTCAACATAATACTGAGCAAGCACTCCATTATTCTTCTTAACTGTGTGGTCAAGGTAGTTTTCAACGTATCCCTTTTGAAGCAATGCATCGCCTTTGTATTTCTCATTGGTTAGAATCGAAGTGATATTTAACGTTGTCCATATCGTTTTCTTTGATGGTTTGGAATAATTGTTCTTGTTAAGAAACTCTGCAATTGATGACCTTGACCATCCATCTCTAAGAAATAACCGATAAATCAGTCTTACAATCTCCGCTTCATTCTTATTAATGACGATTTTGCCATCCACCTTATCATAACCTAAGAAATTTTTATAAGGCATTTTGACCTTACCTTCTTTATAACTCCATCGTATCCCCATCTTCACATTCTCACTTATGCTTCTGCTTTCTTCTTGAGCAATCGCAGCTAACATGGAGAGTACCATTTCACCTTTTGGATCAAAGGTCCACAGGTTTTCCTTTTCGAAGAACACCTCAACACCTGCAGTCTTCAATTTTCTGATGTGAGTGATGGTATCTAGTGTGTTACGTGCGAAGCGTGAGATTGACTTGGTGATAATTAAGTTAATTTTACCTTCAAGGGCATCTTTAATCATCAGGTTGAAACTTGCTCTTCTTTTGGTGCTTGTTCCTGAAATACCTTCATCAGCATAGACGTTGACGTAATCCCAGTCTATTCTATCTTGAATAAAATCCTTGTAGTACTTGACCTGTGCTTCATAAGAACTGTACTGTTCATCCGAATCCGTTGAAACACGAGCATAGGCTGCAACCTTTCTCCGTTCCGATGAATTGATACTTTGTAGTGTTAGTGGGTTGATGGTTGATGGTATGACTCTAACTTTTCCCATGTTAATTCTCTCCTATTTTCATTTGTTTTCTTTGTGTTTTGTCTTGCTTTCTCTTTCATTTCAGGTGTCCATGAGTCTTTTCTTGATATCTCTTTCCATGTGATTTCATCAACGGTACCATTTATTAAATGAAGTTCTATCTTGTTGTCCTTCTGGGCGACCATGTAATTGACCTTCTTGTTAAACTTTCTTTCATCAAATGATGTTGTACCTAAATACTCATTTATTGTTTCATATAGACTTTTTTCTGGGATTCGTCTTGATTCACTACAGAATGCTTTACCTTGAGTGTTATACGTCGTACAAATCCAGAAATCGTGCTTCGGTGTAATCTTGTGTTGATAGCCACATCCACAACATCCACATTTAATCTTGTTCGTGAATGGATAGGCATTTGTAGTTCTTTTCACATTCGTTTTGAATCGATTTGCTCTTTGATTTCGAATAGTCTGAGCTTCTTTGAATGTTTCTTTACTGATGATGGGCTCATGATTGTCCTCCACATGATACTGATGAAACTCACCATTGTTCTTAACCTTCTTCTTTGTTAAGTGATTCTCAAGGTATGTTTTTTGAAGAATCAAATCGCCTGTATAACTATTGTTCTTTAGGATTTGAAGGAGGGAACCATAACTCCATAATTTAGAGTGCATCGGTTTGATACCTTCTTGATTGAGTAGTTTCGTAATGGCAAGTATTCCTAAACCGCCTATATAGAGGTTGAATATTCTTTGAATCACTTCCGCTTGTTCAGGAACCACAATGAAGTTCTTATTTACCACTTTGTATCCGTAGAAGTCTCTAGCACCCCATGAAATACCCTTTTCGAAATCCTTCTTGATTCTCCACTTCATGTTTTCACTCACCGATCTCGCTTCTTCTTGGTAGAAACTCGCAAGCAACGTCAGCATAAACTCACCATCCGTCGATAAAGTATGCAAGTTTTGTGATTCGAAATAGACATCAACACCTAATGCATTCATTTCCCTAATTGTTCGAATCACTGTTTCTGTATTTCTACCAAACCTGCTGATTGATTTCGTAATGATTAAATCGATTTTCCCAGCCTTTGCATCTTCCACCATGCGTTTGAATTCGGGACGATCTTCCTTCGTCCCACTGATGCCTTCATCTGCATACACACCTATAAACTGCCATTTGGGATTTGAGCTTATCAACTTGTTGTAATGACTAACCTGGCTAGAAAGCGACTGAAGCATGGCTTCTTTTTCTGATGAGACCCTGGCATACGCACAGACTCTTTGCAACTTAAATATCTGTTCATCAGCATCGATTTTATTGATTCTTTTTCTCACTGTATCACTCCTTTTTTGTATTACAATATATCACTCTTTTGGCTTCAATTATCAAGTCATTAAGCTTAAAAATGCTATTAGGTTTGATACAATGTTTTTTGGCTAAATGTGTCTCCGCTTTGATGAAATCTTCTTCATCGATGATGTTCCTAATAAACATCGTTTCCATAACTTTGATGCCATTCACATATCTATTCAAATTGTCCATGTTCATTTGGTTTTCCCCCTTTCTTTTGAGAATTCCAATAATCGTATCTGCAAGAATCGTTGCAGTATACTTTTCTTTTCTTACCTTCAACAAAGTTTAACTTTTTGCCACAAAATTTGCAGGTTGTACCTTCATACTTTTCCCTGAGTGCATTTCGCACTGAACCGATAGATATGTTTAGCTCACTTGCAATCTTTTTGTACCCGATACCTTGTTCATTCATCTGTGTGATTTGATTTTTGATTTCTGCTCTCATGTATATTACCTCCTAAATCTAAGTCCGCAGAAATCGTGTAAAAGTTCGGGTTATTATAGTATTTTTTATAATATTTTCTTTATTGCAACAAA